GTGAGTACGTAGGTCAGGTTATAACTTCGACTTTATTTCAACAAATCCGGTCGACGCAATTGAGTTACCTGCAGTCGTTGCTTGATCAGGGGTTGCTCGGCAAGACGAATGGTGGCCTGCCATTTTCAGTGATCTGCGACTCAACGAACAACCCTATTGCAAGAACGAGCCTTGGATACGTCCAAAGTGACGCGCAGGTTCAATATCTCGGTATCAACGAGTACTTCATTGTTAATGTAGAGGGTGGACAGACAGTACAGGTTCAGTCCCAAATACTTCCGTAGAAATTTCGGCTATACGGTATATTCTGCCAAATTTCTAGCTACCAGAGGTCATAAGCGCAAGGAGACGTTTTATATATGGCGCTCAATTCATTCTCTATAGGGCGAGACTGTCAACTCGTCGTTATTGGTCCGGCAGGTCGAATAGACCTCTCATTTGTATCGGCATTTGAGAGCCGCCAATTGACGCAATCAATACGACTTGATCGCTTGGACGGTGTGCCGATGGGCGCGGAATTGCCAAAGGGCTGGGAAGGCAGCTTCGAACTAGAGCGCGGATCGCCCAATGCCGATGACTTTGTCTCGGCCATGGAGAGCGGTTTCTTTTCAAACGGACTTATCGGTACGGGCACGCTCTACCAATATATACAAGAAACAGACGGTTCTACGTCGACATACCAATATAGCGGCGTAGTGTTCAAGTTGGCTAATGCCGGTCTCTGGCGAGGCGATGCCAGCGTGAAGCAGCGCCTGGAGTTTTTTGCAACTCAAAGGCAGCGGATCTAATGGCAACGCCCAGTCAAACCATCATCTCGGCTGCTCAGCGTATCATCACCGTCACGGACAAGAGTGGACGCCTTATCTCCTGCCGTCAACTTAATGCAGTCGACCGTTTGCGACTCTATAAGAGCCTTGGCCCGGGGTTGGTCGAGAATGGGCCCTATTACGCTGTTGCATACCTTGCCGCCTCAGTCACCGAGCTCGAGGCGGTTCCAGTGCCTTGGCCGACGAACGAGACCCAAATTGAGGCGATCGTTAGCCGGCTGGGCGACGATGGCTTAGAGGCGATTTCAAGTGCGTTGGAAACGAGCGCGGATCAATCGGATATATCGACCAACGCGGGAAACTCATCAGGCACCCCGATCTAATCGATTGCCTATACTTGGTTAGAAACGGGGTGCCCTTCGATGTTGCGTTTGTGCTGCCACCTGGCGACAGGGCGATATGGGTTGTAGCGTTAGGTACGCTTGACGGCTTGTCATTTGAGTGGGATTCACATACATGGGGCCAATCGGCAGCGATACTCGCACCCACAGGCGCGACGGGGCTCTGAAGTTTCGCGCCCCCGTTTTCAAAACGCTGCGAGGCCAGATGGGATATGCCAGTCCCTTACCTACGCGCATCGCGCCAAGGGCACCGTGGCGAGGGAGGAAATACCTCTCCTTTGTCCCGATAAAGATAGCCAGCCACAATCGAGCACGCTCCCACAATGTTCTGCCTGCTTTCAGTTCCTCGTTTTTCGCAAGCCACGTTAATATCAGCAAATCTCCTGCTCTAAATGCCCCCAAATATAATAGCGAACGGATGCCGGGTGAACTGCGACACATTGCCAACTCCCGCAGGTCAGCGGCCTGCATCAATCGGCCACGCGATACTGCGCGTATATCGGGTCCTTTTTCCCGACTAGCAGCTCCAAAAAATGTCATCAGGCGGTCGAGCCCGACCGATATTGGCCAAACAGGTAGTCTCGTGCCAACTGAGGTTACTTCAGATTCCGCTCCTGCGGCACGACACCTGCCTGGCTCAATAATTGCTGTAGCCGCACGCCCCCCACACGCGGCATCTGCGGCGTACGCTGTCGCACGGACCGAGAGGTTTCAGGCTCCGCTACTTTCGTCAGGCATGCATAATGGGGACAAGGCGGTTGCCTTTGCACCTGGACGACTTCCTGACCATGCGCATGAGCAGCCAGCAGACAGTCGAGCCATAGGAAGATATAACGGCGGCGCCCAATCTCAATTACAACTGGTTGACCAGTTCAGTTCCAACGGTCTTCCAATGCTGTCCAACACCGCGGGTGCAAGCGCCGGCCTGGAAAATGGTCAGAAGATTGGGAACGTGTATCTTGACGGACGACTACTGGGGCGGTGGGTAACAGCGCAGCTGGATAAAATCGCCGACCGGTCACCCAACGGCAGTTCCACCTTTAACATCCGCCAATCATTGCCACCTGCAGGATTAAACATAGGGCTTTATTAATGACGATGATGCTTGGCGGGGTTGAATTCACACAATTCGAGTGCCCACCCAATATCACCTTTGGCGGCCGGCAGGCAATGTCTATACATGACCTTCCAGGCGGCGGACGGATAGTAGATGTGATCGGGCCCGTGAACTCTAACATCGCCTGGTCTGGAATTTTAAGTGGTAATGGGGCGGCTACGCGTGCGCGTTTATTAGATTCGATGCGTGCCGCAGGCACGGCGGTCACGCTGCAATGGGATGTATTCTCCTATAGCGTTATCGTCGCAAAATTGTCATTTGAATTCCGCAACTCCTGGTGGATCCCGTACAGCATCAGTTGTGTTGTCGTCTCTGTCACGACGGCTCCAGGATTCTTACCCGCGGCATCGCTGTCCGCGGCGATCGCCGCCGACCTTAATATCGCCGCTGGTTATATCACCACCAACCCGGTTGCCTCCCTGGTATTCCCAGCTTTGGCGAATCCTGGAGCTCAAAATGATCCTCCAATCATGATGGCGGCGGCCACACTGAACCAGCAGCTCGAATCGCAGTCAGTAATTTCTGGCGCCGTGTTAGACGCGCCGACAAGCACACTGAGCGCCTGCCTTCAAGCATCGCAGTCACAAGTAAATAACGTGTTAGGGCTTGGTTATCTTAATCGCGCTGTGATCAATCAGATTCGGTGATATATGGCGACTGTATATCTCTCTTCAACGACCCTGTTCGAACTCGCCTCGCTGACAACTGGAGACGCGCAAAACTGGGTGGTCTTGGCAAATCTAAATTCAATACGCGACCCCTGGATTACTGGACCGATTTCCGTGACGTTGCCCGACGGTACAATTATTCCGGCCGGCTACAATGACATTTCGTAGCATCGGCGTGTCCGCCATCACCGCGACAGCCGACGCAACAGTCATCGCCGGCGTCCTTTCGGCTACAATATCGCAAGATGACAGCTTTACGGCATCACGATTTTCACTACAGATTGCAATCCCGCTAGGCGAGTTACCGGATTGGTGCGAGGGGCGGCCGCTGATTTCGGTCTCCTGTGATTTGGATGGCGCCGGTGGCAGCCTAATTACAGGCTATGTAGACCACGTTGATTATGATCCCATTCAGCGTTTACTCGTCCTGACTGGGCGCGATCTTGCCGCCTTGCCAATCGCGAATTTGACACCAATTTCCTACGAAAACCGGTCGCTCTTTGAGGTCGTCTTAGAGCTAGGCCGTTCTTACGGATTGACCGCAAATATAGCCTCATCTCAGATTTTGTTTGGAAGACTTTTTCAAGCAAATACAACAGGAAGTATCTACTCTCAGTTTTCGAGATATCAGAGCGATTGGGACGTTCTTTGTGCGATCGCGCGCAAAGTGCAGGCGTCCATCTGGGTGGACGGCTGGAACCTGAATGTAATACAAAATACCGACACTCAGATCGCGGCCGCACTGTCGATCGAAGACTGTTTGAGCGTTAATTTGAGCCGGCAGGCAGACATTTCACAGGGAATAGCAGTGACAGTGCAGAGCTGGAATTGCACGAGCGAGACCAGCATATTGGGCCGTGCGGCCATGCGATCGCCAGGGCAAACCGGGCGGAGCTCACATGTTATCATGTCCAATATTACTGAGGCTGACGCCAATAATGCTGCAACGTTCATCGCACAGCAGCTAGATGAACATGCAGTCACGATCTCAATTGAGATGCCTGGCAGTTTCGTGCTTTCTCCAAGGGCGATGTTTCTATTCACCGGAACGGGCTCCAGCTTCGACGGC